GCAGCGACAACCGAGGCCGTGGCTGCAGGTGCGGAGCGCTATCGAGAGCAGGTGCGGTTTGATATCCGGCCGAGAAACGTTGATCCGCAGTGGCGAATCGTGTTCCGGGGCCGGAACTTCGACATCAAGAGCATCGCCCCCAGCAACGACCGCAGCGAGATGGCGATCATCGCCATGGCAGGGCTAAGCAATGGCTGACCAGATATCGATCAATGGGCTGGAGGGCCTGCTGCGCTCGCTGCGGGAGGCACCCAAGGCAATCCAGGGCCGGGCCGTGCAATCCGGCATGCGCAAGGGCGGCAACATCATCAGGGATGATGCAAGGCGCAGGGCGCCGCGAGCATCGGGGTTCATGGCCTCGCAGATCGTCACCCGCCGGGCCGATGCCAAGACGCGGCAGCGAGCTGGCGTCGGGCAGGGCGGAGAGTATTTCACCGTTGGGGTGAAGACTGGCCGGCGTCGCAAGTACGCCAACACCAAACGCAACCGGCGCAACGGCCGCGTCGGGAGGGTCTACGAAGAAGCAGGCTGGGCCTATTACTGGCGCTTCTTGGAGTTCGGAACGAAGAAGATGCGGGCCTCACCGTTCCTGACGCCCGCTGGCGAAGCCAAGGGCCCGGAGGCTGCACAGGTGGTCATCAACGAGACTTGGGCGGCACTCGATAAGCAACTGAAAAAGGACGGCTGGCGATGATGGTTCCTTTGGTTCAATCGCTGCTGCAGGGCGCTGAGGCGGTCCGGCAGTTGCTTGGCGATCCCGTCAGGCTGTGGCCTGGTAGTGCGCCCGAGGATACGCAGCTCCCCTACGTGACGTGGGGGGTAGTCGGGGGTACTCCCACCGCGACTCTGTCCGAGTCTCCGCCGGCCGACGGCTGGCGGGTCCGCATCACCGTATGGGGCGACAGTCTCAGCCAAGCCAACGCGGTCGCCGTGGCCATCCGCGCCGAGGTAGAGCGCGTTGGCAGCATCGAATCGTACAACCCGACGCCCGACAGCGACGACACCGACGCGATGGGCATTTCCTTTGACGCGCGCCTGCTGCAGATCCGCTAGCGGCGCAAGGATTCTTCTATCCGCCGGCGCTAGCCGGTTTTTTTATGCCCGGCTATCGGGCTCAACCAAAGAGGTAAACCGCAATGGGCGTTTTGAAGTCCAAGCACTCCCAGCTATTCATCGCCATCGCGGCGGCCGAGGTCATCAAGGTCACGCGACTGCGCTCGGTGGGCTTCCCAGATGGCCAGGCCTCCGAGATCGATATCTCGGATTTCGACGACGACTGGGACCAGTTCGTCGCCGGTCGCAAGGCCACGGGCAGCACCAGCATCGAGATCAACTACGATCCGGTGGACCACGAAAAGATCGAGGCTCTGCATGAGTCTGGTGCCATCGTGGACTTCCTGGTCACCGCACCGCTGAGCGAAACTGCTGGCGTTCCGAAGCCGGTCGCTGTTGCTGGCAAGATCACGCCGCCGACCACGGTGGTGTCCAAGCAGTTCCAGGGCTTCGTCCAGAACTTCGCCGTTCAGGTGGCGGACAACGACATCTGGAAGGCCACGATCACGATCCGCGGCACCGGGCCGGTCAAGACCAACAAGGCCACCGGCGGCCCCTGAGTCGCGCTACGGCGTACTTCCGGCCCGCTTCGGCGGGCCACCCCTTTGGCAGAGCGCGCGGACCCTCCGCGTGTTAGCCGTGCGCGGCCCGCGCGCTCCGCCTCCATTCAAGGAAACGGCCAATGAGCAAGACCAACGAATCCACCGACGCCCAGCAGCAGCCCGTGAGCATCCTGCAGTCCTTCACCGACCTGGGCATGTTTGCGTCCAAGGACGTACATGCCGACACGATCACCCTGCCCAATGGCGAGAAGGCACAGTTTCACGTGCGCGAGCTGCCGGATGTGGAGTTCCGCAAGCTGTGGAACGGCGGTGAACGTTCCAAGCTGATTGCGTCGACGATCTGCGACCAGGACGGCAAGCCGGTCATGACGGAAGGCCAAGCCGACCAGTTGAAACCGCTGGTGGCCGCCGAGCTGCAGCGCGTGGCCATGAAGCATTCCGGTTTCGGCGACGAGGCCAAGCAAGCCCAGGCCGAAGCGGGAAACGGCTAAGGAAGCGCGGCGAGGACTGGTTCTGGAGAGTCCTCGCCTGGCACCTGCGACGCACGGTGTCAGACCTGCAGGCGACCATGTCCCGGCGGGAGTTTCTGGAGTGGTGGGAGTTCCACAAGAGGAATCCCATCGACCCCGTGAGCCTCTACCTCAAGCCCGCTGCCTTCGCCGCCTACATCACCGCATCGCACAGCCAGAGCGGCAGCAAACGAGACTTCCAAGACTACTTGGATGCGCTGGTGCCGCGTTCCGACGATGACGAGGCGCATGACTGGTTTGAATCACTTGGATGATCCATGGCCGACACCTTCGGGCGCTTCTCGGCGCTTCCCATTGGCCCTCTGCTCGCTGCGCGCGACGGGGGGCTGACACTCGCAACGACAGCCGCCGCCAACGGCGCCAGGTGCGCGCGCTCGGACTTCGCGCTGGGTAGCGGCACGGTGGGGGTGGAGTTCGCCGTGTGGGGCGATGACGCTCTCGCCGCGGTCGTAGGGTTTGTAACCCCCGCCGCATCGCTGAGCCAGTCGCCGGGTTCAAACGCCAATGGCATTGGCTGGGAGCTGGCCACCGGGCGCCTGCTGCAGGGCGTCGGTGCCATCGCCACCGGCCTGCCGGTCGTAGCTCATGGCGATATCGTTGGCTTGCGCATCGCTTTCGGTAGCCCGTCTCGCCTGCAGTTGTACGTGAATGGCGCAGTGGTCCACCAGCGCGATCTGCTGCTAAGCGGCCCTCTGCACTTCGCGGCTGGGTTGGCCGCCACAAAGGCCGGCGGCCTGTGCGTGGCGGTGAACGCTGGCCAGTGGGCGCCGCGAAGCGAGGCAGCTGCTGCCGGCTGGCGCTTGGATGCCGTCGCTGTCGCCCCAATCCGCCTGGCCGACGCTGACTGGCTCAGTGCCCCAGGGGACAGCCCGGCCAACGCACGTTTTGAGGGGCTGATTGCCGAGGGCGTCAACCTGGTGCAGGAGCTGAGCTTCTGGCCATGGGGTGGCGACCCTGTGTCGCAGACAGCCGCAGCACAGTGTGTCGTTGCCGACGCAGAGGGGCTTCTGGATGCCATGGCGCTGTCGGGCGCCTCGGGCGAGCCTGTGCGGATCCTGATGGTGGATCAAGCTGCCATGCTGGCCGACGCGTCGCCGGTGTTCCGCTGCGCGATCGATCAGATCGAGATCAACGACGACGGCAGCAAGACCTTGCACCTGCGGGATGCCCACGACTACCTGGGGCTGACCTTGAACCGCGGGGTGTTCCTACCCAACGTCGAGTCGCTGGCCTGGAAGCCCCAGCCGGTGGTGATCGGCGCCGTGGCCAGTGTTCCGGCGGCAGGCGGCAACTCGGACGCTACGGCGATGTTCGTCGCGGACGGGCGCGTGTACCTCGACGCGGTGATGGACCGTGGCGACCTGATGGAAGCGGGCACGTTCAGCGTATCGCCGGATGGCCAGCAGCTGCTGATGAAGTCGCCGCCGGTAATGCCGGTGGTGGCAGACATGTCCAGCATCGGGCCCGCTATGGCACCGGCCACGCTCGCTGCTGCTGTCGCGGATGTGATGGGCCGCCTGGGGAGTGGGGCATGGTCTCTGGCCGATTGCCAGGCGGTGGATGCTGCCACCGGCTATGCCGGGATCGGCTATTACGCAGGATCGGCGGTCACCGGCCGCGACGCGTTGAACGCGATGCTCCCGAGCTTCGGCACTGGCTGCTATCAGGACGAAACCGGTGTGCTGCGGTTTGTCCGCGTTGTGGCGCCAGAGGCGTTCATCGGCCCGATGGCGTTTGAGCTGTCTGAGGCGGACATGGCGACGGACTTGGTTGGCGTCCCCGATGACGCTCCGAACCTGACGCGACGGATGGCCTATCGCCCCAACGCGCAGGTCCTGGGGGCATCGGATCTGGTTACCGACGTGCTGGACGTGCCGCAGGCGCGGCGCGACGAGCTGACAGCCCTGTATCGCGGCCAGGTGTACGCAGCTGGCCCGCTGGACGCGCACTACCGCCGGGCCGATGCGGCTGATCCGGTGATATCGCTGTTCTGGCGTTCTCTCGATGCCCAGGCCGAGATCGACCGGGTGGTGGGCATCTACCGGCAGCGCCGTTTCTTCTACCAGTTCACCGTTCGTGGTGACCAGCAGTTGGCGCCACTGCCTGGACAGGTCGGCCGCCTGACATACGGTCGCTACGGACTTGCCGATGGTAAGCCCGTATTGGTTGGGCGC